GCACATGGTGCTTACTACCTGTCTCGACAGGTGGCGTACTGTGTTGTGGGCATCTTGATGTCGGCGTCCTTGGACGCGGCCCCAGCCTGGATTTGGCCGGTACACAGTAAAGAAACGGTCTGACGTAACCCTATCGTCTTAAAATAAAGGGGTAGACTTTTGATAGTCCGGTCACGGGACCGCTTCTTGCTCCCGGTATAGGAAGTTCTGGTACAGAGAATCCTGAATAAATTTCAACAGGCCCACTTTGCTGCCTTGAGCGAGGCAAAGCGGTACCTTCGGGTACGCAGCGAGGAATAAACGCTACGTAGTGAGGATCTGCTGTATAACTTCCTCAACACAACTCCTTTGCATATCGATATGGTGACAATAGATATTCAGGAGTATAAAACTTTTTCAGAAAGTCGCCGCTATGGTGTCGTGAGCGCAGGGCCCGGCGTTGTTTCACCGGTTCCCGCTCCCCTTTGCGAGGGGTTCCCCACGGGGTTAAAAACTACCATGCGGTCCGTTCTGCGATCGTCTGGCCGTCCGGCGGAGCGCGTGCCTGCTGGTGAGATCATGGTGTCCTCCTCGGAGGACGCTCTACATGCCATGACACCTCCCAGCGTGTCGCGTTCGCAAAGTCCGGAAGGAGAAAAGGGCCGGAGTGGTCCGGCTCCCTTCACCTTAGCGTCCCATGTCGAGGACATTAAACTAGTCGACATGCATCCACCGGCTCAGTGTGATGACGATCCCTTTTTCGATTTCCCCTCCCGCGGCCTTGCCAAGTTTAGGTCCCGTCTTCTTCGAAGTCGGGAGTTTTACGAGGGTGAGGAGGCTGGGGAACAAGTTCTTTGGAATTTGGAGTCCTGCTCCGCTTCCTTAGAGCGCCTTGTTCTCTCGGGTGAAATTGGGATCGAACGGCTTTCCGACGCTGGTTCTGTTAACAGCGGAGGATACGTGAGAGAAGTCGAGAGCACCTCGCTCCCTCTTTCCAACAGCTTCTGCGTGTTGGAGGAGGAGGGCGATCTATCATGCTCAAGACAACTGGCCTATCGGAGGAAGGCCAAAGCCCTTGTGAGACACCTTCGTGTCGAATGGGGGGTTAAACCCCTGCGGGACCTGCCCTCGGAGATATCCTGTGGAGAGCTTCGCTCCAAACTCCGATCAATCTTCCCGACCTCACTACCTGAGGAGGTCGAGCTTAGCATTAAGACAGCTCAGAAGGTGGAGACCTCCTGCTGTCGTTCCTGTGAACCTCGGTTCGCAGGGGTGCTAGAGGAATATAAAGAAGCCCGTTTCCGGCCCGTCAGCGTCGATGACGCTCATCTAGCGCGGTTTGTCCGCGCTTTTAAGATGAATGTCGAGCGGGGCTGGAATCGGAGAAAGCATCCGTATATCCCTAACGGAAATGCCACTCTATGGCACCCGCGGTCCAAGGGAGGAAATTGGCAGGAGGAGGAGTTCAGTGCGGCTTGCCGCCCTGCGCTTGTGTTTAGTTCTGGGAAACCACGTGTGGTGACCCTTTACTCGGCACATAACACTTCGGTGTTGACTCCTCTTCACTTGTCCCTCTATGCGGAGCTTAAAAGGAAGGGATGGCTACTGGTGGGTCCCCCGTCCGAGGGGGCAGTAGCTGGTTTGAACGGAGAGGGCGAGTATTTAAGTTTTGACTACGTAGGAGCTACAGACAATCTCAAGTCTGCCTACGTCCGTGCCGCCCTCGAAGTTCTTATCGATCGCGCTTGGGACCTCACAGATGATGAGGTAAGATGTCTGCGCGTCCTCGGGGAACTTCGGTTTTCGGAGGATGGGCCGTCAGCAACAGTTGGGCAGCCTATGGGAAGCGTGATGAGCTTCCCACTGCTATGTCTTTTCAATAAGACTGTTGTTGATATGGCACTTGCCGATCAGCTCGAGCGTGGTGAAATTACCTGGAAGGAGTTCCAGGCACATCGCTGTCTCATCAACGGCGATGATCTTCTCCTGCGTGAGGTACACTCGTCCTGCGAGTCCACGTACCTTGGGATACAGGACCACGGCTCGGCTGTGGGCTTCCTCGTAAACAAGGAAAAATCAATGCGTGACAAAAGAAAGGCAGAGATTAACTCAACTCTGTTTAAGGATGGTGTAAAGGAGAAGAAATCGAACATAAGTGCACTCTTTATGGTGCCCGACAATCGGGATGTTCTCGGATTTGCAAACGAGAGCGCTAGGACCGATGAGGGTTTCAAGAGGCTTGTTCGCGCTAATGCCAGGCTGCTGGCATTACAGGAGGTTAAGGGTCTAGACAAGCTCCCTTATCAGCGTCAAGCGATCTGTCGCAAGGATCGTAAGATAAGAAAGGCCCTCCTGAGCGAGCCGACTGTCCCGCGAGTGCCCGACGGACGAAACTTCTTTCCCCTTGAAGATAAACCGCCGGGGTTTGTCCTTCCTCGGGAAAAGCAAGTGATCGTAATAAATGAGCGAGTAAAGAAAGTCCGAGAGGCAGCTCTCGGGCGAGTAAAGAAAGACATAAGGAGTGATAAGGCTCATCGCTTTGTCCGACCCTCCGGCCGCTCCTGGCGGTCGTTATTACGCGAGTCGAGAACCACGCCGGCTGAGGAGAAGATCCTCTGTTGTCTTGCCGATGCGTGGCGAGCGGAAGAAAAAGACGCCCTGGTGAGGAGCGACGATATGGCAATCGTCGATCGAGGAGTGATCCCACCGAGTGATCTCCCTGTAGGCTTTGCGCTTATAGACTTCATCAGGTCCCGAAAGGGAAAATCAAGCCGTTGTGCGGAACCTATTCAGTGCAGGATGGAAATCGTTATCGATGAGACCGAGGATTGGGGTGACCCTCTCTTCGACGGATTCGTTTTCGGTATTTATAACTGACCGCTCAACGGCCTCTGAGCCCC